TTGATGTTGTCATAGATGTACTGGCGCAGGTCGCAACGCAAGGTCTGAACCCGGCCATCGTATTTGTAAAACTTGTCCACGCCCATCCAGTAGGTAACGCCCGATGCCATCGCTGCCGCATTTGGCCCAGCAATAGAGACGTTGTCAGCAAGCAGCTGCGTACTCCACACATAAGGAGGTCCAAGGTACTGCAACGAATACAGCGCTTGATCAGTCCACACCACAATTTCTTGGCGGCTCTGCAATGTGGTGACGATCTTGGAGCCGTGAGACAGACGCACGCTACCCGCTTGGTTGGTGATTGCTGGATACCAAATAGTCAAGGATTCTTGGTCTGACCACCGAATGAGCATCGGGTCAAGCACTGTGCTACCGTAGTCGTTTGTGCCAAAGACAATACAAAAGCGGCTGGCGTCCGACACCGTGAAGGTGTTCTGGTACAGGGGCGCATACCCGTCCGAGCCCGGCAGGGTGGACATCAAAACACCTCGCTGGGATATTTTCTGTGTGCCGCTTTGTGTGCCTGATGTGTTAATGGATGCACCGCCTGATGTGGCTGAGATGTTGTACGTGGTTGCAGTTACATACTTGAGGTAGTACGTAGTGCCGGGGATCAAGCCCGTCGGCAACCAACCAGAGGTAGACAGCACAATCGGCGTGCCATCAACAAAAGTAACAGACGTGGTGATTACGCAAGGTGATGCAATGGTCATGGTGACCTGCTGGCCCGTAACCCCAAGCGTAGCGTCCCAGTAATACAGCGGCCCACCGCGAGGACCAAAAAGCAGGTTCTGCCCCCAGTTGACTTGGTTCCAAATGCGCAGGGCATCGGTCAAAGATGAGCCAAGACCCCAAGAGCCTGATCCCCATGATCCTGATCCCCAGCCAGTCAAAGGCACGCCAAACGCCGGACCAGTGTTGAGCTGATATGCCACGTAGATTGTGCCGCCGCCCGCCGAGCTTGATGTGGCCGTGCCCGTGACTGAAATCGTGTAATGCGTGGAGTCCACGTAGGAAATTTGGTACTCCGAACCCGCAGTCAGGGTAATCCCGTTGAACGTAACCGAGGCCGCGCCGGGGAAGTACAGGGTCACATAGTCGTTGTTGATGAACCCACCGCTGGTATCTTCTACCGATACGGTAGTCGTGGTCCCGGTGTTCTTGGTAGTGTCAGTGGTGAACTTATTGACTAACGTGTCAACTGTACGAATAGGCGTGACGTCGTTGTACGCACCGCCGCTTTCAATGTAGAACTTTAGGTTTGTGCCGATGCCCAGATAGTTCAGGGAGTTCAGCGTGATCCAGTTCCATAAAGACCGGCAGATGCCAAGGAACGATGCCGATGAGATACGCGCCCAGCCACCAATTTTCTCTGGCGTGCCCTGACGAAAGCGCACTTTGTCAGACTCGTACCAACCGCCTTCGTTCGTGTATCTCGTATTTTCACGATTTACTCCACTTTTTAGTGTCAATTTTTGTAATGGCATGTTATATTACCCACTTTACAAGGAGAACACTATGTATGTGTATATTTGGAAAGACACCGAAGGAATCCCGTTTTACGTTGGCATGAGTCAAAACTTGCGCCGCCCAAGCCCAAAAAGTTTGGGGCATAGAAACAAAGCCTGCGCCGCAAGGGTGCAAGAGCTTGGTCCTGACAACGTAGTTATTGAGCTTCATATGGCAGCTGATGTTACCGCAGCAAAACTTTTGGAGCAATCATTCATAGCCAAATACGGGCGTGTTGTAGACGGCTCTGGCACCCTTACAAACATATCTTTGGGAGGGGAGTTCCATGCAACCACACCAGATACAAAAAAACGTCTTAAAGAGTTGTGGAATGATTCAGCCCACCGAGAGAAAGTTATTACGGCACAGGTTGGTAAAAAACGTGCACTTGCAGAAAGCACAAAAAATGTATTGCGCCAAAGCTTGGTAAACAACCCAGAAATGAAAGGTTGGAGTGAGCGCAACGGCAAAGACCCAGACTTCGATGCCAAACGGATTGCCGGTATCCGGGCGGCACAACCCAAGCGTGCTGAAAAAATGCAAGACCCCGTAGCGTTAGCCCAGCGCAAAGAACGCTTGAAGGCCACTTTAAATTCGCCAGAGTACAAAGCTAAGCGAGCAGCCTTTGATACGCCAGAGTACCGCGCAAAGATTTCCGCAGCAAAGAAGGAGTATTGGGCTAAACGCAAGGGCATAACAACTCAACCTGCGTGATACTCGGCTTCGGTCAGGATACCTGGCTTGTACTTACCTTCGGGTTTGTAAATAGTCAACTCTTGCTGGCGCATCTCCGGGGCAAAGCTGATGTGCATCCAATGTCCGTATTCATGAATCATCTGGTCAAACTTGATACCAGCTTTCTTCACCAGTTGGCAAAGCTCATAAGGTGTATGACCAGAGCTAGAGCAATCAATAGCCCAGCCGTCCATGTGAGAAGAGACCTTGGACCCTCCCACAGCCACATTAACATCAGGCAGACGCAACCAAGAATTAACGCGTAGTGGTCCAGTAACTGCACGGACGGCCTCCAGTTTCTCGGCTGCAACTTTCATGTTTGCCAGCTGCAAAGTGCTTGGGTTGTTGTCGATGTGCATGCGCACAGCGGTTTCGCTGTACGTGGCTTCGTCAAGGGTGAAGTGTTCTGAAAGCTGCATATCAGTGCTTGTGGCTTGCGCCGAAGTAGTAGGACAAAACCATCACCAAAGCGCCGTCCAATGTTCCCAATACACGGATGATGATCTCGCGCATCTCAGTGGGCACAATGTGTGTGAGCAGGTGGTACTGAATAAAGCCCCATGCAATCACGATGATGATCGCAAGGATGGGAGTCACAGATTTGTTCAGGATGGGCGCGTTCTCGCTTGTAGCCATCGTAACTTCTGCTTTACGAGCGTCAGCGCGGTCGGCGGCGTCCAGCTTGGCGTATTCCATCTCTAGTTCTTGTAGCTTTTGTGCAGCTTCTGGATCGCCAGCGATAGCTTTTGCCACGCTTTCAACAGAGTCAGAAACGCCAAACTTAGCAGCCAGAGCAGTAACGGCAGCACCACCCAACGGTCCTGCAACCGCTGTCGCCAGTGTCGGCGCGATACCCTTAAGTAGATTGAATAAGTCATTCATCATTTACCTCTTTTTTCGGTTTAAGCTGTTGTTGCAGCTTCTTCGTTTCCACCAATGCCGCCTGAGCGGTTGCGTTTACCTTCTTGGCCTCGATCAGAATCATCGCCGCAACTGGGAGACAAATGAAACAAACGACTCCAAAAAAAACCATTCCAACGATTGCCCACTGAGCAACGCTATCTGAATCATCATCCACACCAGCACCAGCCACACGACCGCCATTCCCAGACCCCACATTGCTAGGTCGATTTTGAGGTTTCGATGTCGCCATTCTTGTGCCCTCTTGTACCTTGCTTGCATTATCAGTTGCTGTCTGGCGAACTCCTGCTCTTTTTCGATCTTGCCATACATACGTAAAAAACGTGTGTACAGGTCTTTTAGTTCCCTCGGGGCGTAGACCATAGCTTCCCTGATCTGCTCACCCAAGTATTCCATTTGCAGCTCAACTTCTACGCGCTCGATAGCCTTCCGCGCATTGTTTTGCTCAGGGCTGTATACGCTGATTGAAGCGAGTTCCAAGTCTTGATAATGGTTTGTGATTTTTTGCTGGATGTCAAAGAACTCACCCAGCTGAGTGCTGACTTTATGGACGACCTGCATCTGGAGAATTTCGGGGTCGGCGTCTCGCTTTGACTTAACCACGACCTGTGCCGCAGGTGCGTCCGCTGCCTGCGTCTCACTAGCTCCACGTAACTGCTTGAAGAAGCTGGAAGCCCAAACCCATAGCGCCTGTAAGACACCGTAGGCCTCTTCAACTTGCCCGACCAAAGACTCAGCCTGCTCTCTAAACTCGTCGACGGCGACTTGGCCTTCTCTGAGCATCTCGCACCCAGAGCGAATAGCGCTGACCGCGCTTTGAGCAAGAAGAAGTAGGCTGAACGGATCAATGGTTTACTCCGCTTGTGCAGCGATCTGTGCGTTGTAGGCGTCAATCACTTCTTGAGTCCATGCAGCGTTGCAGATTGCAACCACCTGTGCTGTCACGTCAGTCAGGTCTTGCACCATCCTCATGCTTGGGCGGTGGTACGTCTTGCTGATCTCGTTGCCGTCTTCCATGATGCGTGTGGCTTCACGGTACAGCACAATGCCGTTCTCGGTGACGGTGATCTGATCGACAGTGGTTGTTTTGGTGAGTGACATGGCGTGTTCCTTTAATTCGTTTGATACGAAATTGTGATATTTAAATATGAAGTATTTGAAAAGTTAGCTTGCGTAAAAGCGGCGGCACTACTTCCAGTTGAGTTTGGAATTGTTTGAATTGTTAATGAAGTAGCGCCATTTCCATCTAAAAATGCATAGCCATTGGTTGACCTATCTAAAAATACCGCCCCAACACATCGTGCTGTGTAACCATTGTTTAGAGATACAAAAGGTAACCCAGCTATGGTAAAACTACCACTTGCGCTACCAAGAGCGGAAAAGTAGAGATTTATAGTGCAAGTTACAAGATTGCCAACTTTTGTATATACAGCCGAACGATTGGTAAAAGTGACTCCCGTGTTGACGCTTCCAAAAGTTGCTGTTGGAGTGAACGTACCCTCTTCATAGTCATCCAACGTGTTTGCGTCAGATGATGCTGATTGAGTTGCGGGGAATGAGATTCCAGCGCCAGAAGCAGAAGGTGTAGTTGCACCAACACCGAGCGTGTTTGGGATTTGAATGCCCTGACTTGCGTTTGCCAACAGGGCTTGTGTGCCGTTTGTCGCAATACCGACTTGATTCGTTGCTGGGTAATAAACGCCAGTTGTGGTTCCACCAGTACCACCTTGAACGGCAGGTGCTGATGCGCTGTTGTCTGTTCCACGAAGAATTAAAGTCATTACTTTGCCTCCAACGCTGTGATGCGCTCAGTGAGTGATGTGATTAGGATTTGTTGTTCTTGGATGGCTTTAATGAGCATAGGAACAAACACGCTGTACTTCACAGATTTGGTTGTTGTTCCAAGGTCATTACCTTCCTCATCACGGTCAATAGCTTCATCAACCATTGAAGGAAATATTTGCTCAAGTTCTTGCGCCACCACGCCGATCTGTTTTTGTTCTGGGGCGTTTTTTAAATTATAGTTACGGACTTTAACTTTCATTAAGTCAGCCAACTTAGGCGTAACATCAACAATATTGTCTTTTAATTTAATATCAGAAATGGCTCCATAGCTATTATTTAAGTTTTGTACGTTTCCATTATTAGCCACTAAAAACGAATTAACTGCTGTAACTCCAAAAACACCGTAGTAACCAATAATAAGATTCCAGCTTGTTCCAGCAGCGCCTGTTTGATTAAGAACAAGTGCATTTTTAGTTGTTGAGGTTGATGTTACCGCAAGCCCTCCAACACTAGCGTTTGCACTTGTAGTCCCCACCAGCAAGTTACCGCTGGCATCAAGGGTCATGTTGGCGGTTGCAGCACCTTTTACAAACCAGTTGTAATTACCGGAAGCATCAACTCGATATGTTCCGTTATCTGCACCAGACTTGG